ACTGATGGTTGCACGCAGATAATCCAAGGCAAAAGCAAAATGTCTCTCAAGTTCAGGGCGATGAAGCTTCAACGTGAAGACTTGAGACGGTTCGAGTTGAGAGTCGGAACGATTGAGCCGCAAAGGGTGAAAAAAAGAACTTGTTATATTTTCGGAAATAAATCATGAAAAATAATCTAAACATAACGAACGAATGCAACATGAAGTTGATGGCACGTTATCCAGACAATCACTTTGAGCTGGCAATTGTTGACCCACCGTATGGGATAGGTGAGGACGGAAAAAAAAACCACTCAAGATCAAAAAAAGCTAAATCAAAAGAATATAAAGCTAAAAACTGGGATAAATCCGCACCAAATAAAGAATATTTTTTAGAGTTAAAAAGAGTTTCAAAGAATCAAATAATTTGGGGTTCTAATCATTTTATTGAAAACATACCAAGCGCAAATAGCAGTTGTTGGATTGTTTGGGATAAAGTTAATGGAAAAACTGATTTTGCAGATTGCGAAATGGCTTATGCTAGTTTTAAAACAGCGGTCAGAAAGTTTACCTTTACTTGGCACGGAATGATCCAAGGGGATATGAAAAACAAAGAAGAAAGAATCCACCCAACGCAAAAACCAGTAAAACTTTATGAGTGGCTTTTGATGAATTACGCAAAAAAAGGCGACAAAATACTTGATACTCACCTAGGATCTGGATCAATTGCCCTTGCATGCCACAACCTAGGCTTCAATTTAACTGCGTGCGAGTTAGACAAAGATTATTTCGATGCGTCGCTTAAACGGATCAAAAAACATACGGATCAGCTTACTATTTTTTAAAAAAAAATCATGATAATACCAAAGATTAGCTACTTTTTAAAATTGTTTATCATATACATAATAATTGGTTATTCGCTGGAGTTTTTTCTGCTTGTGTATGACAAAGATTTATATGATTACAAAAGAAACTTTGTTTATACGCTAGGTTATTGTGCAGGGTCTAGCGTAAAAAATTTAATTAATAAATAAAAACACGAACAAAATGCAATTAATTGAAGTAATCAACGATTTTACAAAGATTCAAACAGCGATTGACGCTGATAAATACACAGATACACCGTTTGCGTTAGCTCGTAAATATGCAAAAATCAATTCACTTGGTTATCCAATGATGAAGATGCAAGACTTAGCCAAAGTTACGCACAAAATAAAAGTAGAAAACGATATTAATTGGGAAAATAATTCCAACAAATATGAGATATCGGAACAAGGAAAAACAAGAAATATACATGTCTGGGATATGCTTCGTAAAGTTGAACCAATAAGAGAGAATTACTACGAATCCAATATGAATCCAGACGCTGCAAGTTATATATTACCCGGATCAGAAAGGTATTTAGCTTTTTATAACGGAAGACTTGCAAGGACTCCTGCTATGGAAATGACATTTAATGCTCAACGTTGGTATTTAAAGCTAACCGACGTAAAAAAGTACAAAAAAATACCGCCTCCATTCGTCGCAGAAGCCGCAACAAAAGCAGCTGACAAGTTTGACAAAATGTTTGTCGTAGAACCAGATAAACAAGAATACACTCATGATGGGTTCTCTCTTATCGACGATCCGTTATTGATTGGGGTTCTGAATGAGTCGCCAGATACTTTTTTCTTAATCTCTGGCTGGCTAGAAGACTTCAGTATCGAAGACTTCCACAAACAATCTACTCAATTAAAAGAACTTTACTCTTGATTAATCTACCGATACCAAGTAGAATGTAGTTGTATCGGTAAAGCCTGTGGTAGGGCTAGAGTATATAAGTATAAGACCTTTCTGTAGGGTTGAGTGATTAAATACTACCACGTATCTTTTTGCTCGTCACTCAGCACTACAGAGGGGTTTTTTTAATAAAAGAAATATGTCAGCAAAGGAAATAAACGGTTATGAGTTATCACGCAAGTTCTGGGACTTCTCATTTGATAATCCAGAAAAAGTAAAACCTGCACATGGTGCGGTGTATTTTTTTGCTATTGAACACAATAATCGCTTGGGATGGAGAGAGAAATTCGGATTTCCTACAGAAATGGCAATGAGTGCAGTCGGAATAAAGAACTGGAGAACCTACTCAGGAGTTCTGAATGACTTAGAAAAATGGGGATTCATAGAGTTTCTTGAGCGATCTAAAAATCAGTATTCAGCGAATATTATATCACTTTTTGCCTATGTAAAAAATACCAAAGCAACTACAAAAGCACTAGACAAAGCAATGCAGAAGCACATACAAAAGCAAGGTACAAAGCAAGTCCGTAGCACTGTAGTCATAGATAAACATATAAACCTAAGAACAATAGAACCTATAACCACTAACAAGGGTGACAGTGATTTCGAAAAGTTCTGGGAATTGTACGAAAAAAAAACTGATAGAAGTAAATGCGAAAAGAAGTGGGACAAGATCAAGCGAGAAGATAAAGAAAAGATTTTCGATTCTATCGGTGAATATGTAAAAAGCACTCCAGAGTCTCAGTACCGAAAAAATCCGCTTACTTGGCTAAACGGTGAATGTTGGAACGATGAGATAGTACAAGCAAAGATTCAAAAAACTTTACCTACTGGATTTTATTAAAATGAAACACAACCCTATCGATATATTCGGAGACGGTTTAGTTCCCTTGCTAAAAGATATGATCAAAGGATCAATATCAGCTAGAAAAGAAATTAAAAAAGATGTTGAGAATAAAAAAAAGCTGTATAATCGTTCTTCAACCGCTCAAGACTTTTATTTCAGATACTGGATTAGATATTTTAGATTTGATTATGAAGCGTACTGGAACGATCAAGCACTTACGAACATGGCGAAGTGGTACGATCAGATTGAGAAGTTAACGGACAAGACAGACGCAGACCGAAAAATAGAAAACGCTAAAGATAAACGAATTGAGTCGGTTATGCGAGAGTATTTCCCTAGTGGTAATTTCAACCGATTAATTTGTTGCCCGCTACACAAAGATAAAACACCAAGCTTGAAAGTTTATCCGAATACTAATAGCTGGCACTGCTTTGGCTGCCAAGAGGGTGGTGACCCGATTCACTTTATAATGAAACTGCACAACCTAGACTTCATGGGCGCAGTTGACCACATACAATATTATTAATTACTGAAACAATGGATTTACTTGACCAAGTCGTACAGGACATCGAAAAAAAAGAAAATATGAAAGATCAGTTTTATTCTGGGAAAGAATGCGTGAGTTATGTACTCGACGAAATCCAGAAAAACGATCGAGACAAAATAATAAAATATCCGTACTCAATGATGAACAAAGCGTTCGAGGGTATATTTCCGACCACGTTTTGCGTCGTTGGTGCAGATACTGGACTTGGTAAATCAGAACTACTGGGACACATTGCTTACAGCGCAGCAGAGCAAGGCAAAAAAGTTGTTTACTTTGATTTTGAAAACGATGACGGTGATTTTATCATGCGACAAATAGTCAAAAAAACTTCAAAAATGATGAACAAAGAAATCAGCGTGGCTCGACTTAGAACTATGGTTGAATCAGATGAGATACTGGTTAATAACGTCATGGAAGCAGCCGAAAAAATAGCAGAAACAACCAAGGATATGCGTATTTTTAAAAATAAAGACATACCAACGATTGAACAATTCATCGAGATATTAGACACGATTGAAGACGTTGACTTGGTTATAGTGGATCACTTACATTATTTTAATTTTGACTCAGCCAAGGAATCACACGCTGTCCAGATTTCCTTGATTATGCGAGAGTTACGAAAAATGACAAAGAAGCGAATACCAATCTTTGTTGCGAGTCACTTAAAACAAAGACACGGAAACAAATTACCAACAAATTACGATTTATTTGGAAGTTCAAACATCGCAAAAGAAGCAAAAAACGTAATACTCATGAGCCGCAATGAGTCTGGGCAAACAGATTTCCAGATAACTAAAAACCGAGACGGAAAACTTTTAGGACATTTTACCGCCACGTACAACAAAGTCCTTTGTGAATTACAATTTAATGAAACTTTTTAAATGGCACTCGAACAAATAGGCGACATCATGGCAAGAATGGAGATTCTAGGGGAGTACAGAGAGTTTAAACGTAAGAATGGTATAAGTACCGCACAAGAAGAATTAACTAACCTTAAAACGACTAAAAATGACTAAAGAATCCGATTTCTGGAAAATATTAGTAGATAGCGAAGGGTATGTTATTGGGTTCAAGGAGGATTTTAAAGTGGTCAGATTTGACCACTTTAAAAAAGCCACTCAATCCGAGTGACTTTATGTGATTATTTTTTCAGACTTTCTAGTAATTGTAGAAAGTCTGGAAGCTCAGAGAAGTCGAGCTTTAGGTCTCTGAGTCTATTGGTTACTGTGTTGCGATGGACTCCGAGGTATTTTGCGAGTTCGTTTTTTTTGATTTTAATCATTCGTTTTGTTTAAAATTAAATAGCAAATATCATTGGAGAATCTTTTTTTAACGAATTATGACTGCCTTTAACTCTTTGTATTAAACAAAAACTTTTGTCTCGAATAAAAAATTCCTTGTTGTTTCCAAATTTTTTTCTTAAAATTTTTCTAACATCTGTTTCGGTAATTGTTTTATTTCTGATTTCGATTGCAAAATCACCAAGATACTTTCCAAAAGATAGTAGCGCCTTTGTCTCGTTTATTTTATTACCAAAACTTAGCCAGCTTTTAAAAGCTAATAATTGTTTTTTGTTGAATGTTTTTTGTTCTTTCATTGGGTTTGTTTAAAAAGTAGTAAATCAATCTTACTCGAAATAAATAACCGTGTCAACTGTTTTTGTGCAAATAATCCATAATATGCACAAACCTAGCACAAAAAGTCTGAACCTAGCACTTTTATTCACTTGTTCGGTAATTACGAATAACTCATATTGGTTATTAGTTGACGCTCAAGAATCAATCATTGATTATTACAACGATGAAAAAATCAAAACAAAAAACGAAATCAATTAACATGCAGGCTGATGACCAAATAACGGTCGGGACTCATTTTTTTTGGTTTCCAGAATTTGGCAACATCGAAGCCACAACGCTACAAGAAGCAAACGAAATCATAAAATCTAAAAAACAATAATATGGCTCACATTAAACGTAGAACGGTAGTCGGAATCGGTCGTGAAGCTTCGGCTTTTCAGACAAAATCAGATCAGATTGTGGGTATGGGGTTGCAAAACCTTACTATTGATCTACAAAAAAACGTAATTACCAACGAACAAGCCTACGGTCGAATTGAAGACGTAAGAGATTCGCGGATCGCTAGTCAAATGGTACAAATTACAATCGAAGGTATTACTCAAGTTGATACTATCGGTCAGTTGGTTTACGCAGCTATGGGTACATTGTCCACAGCGGCTAATACTCCAGAAACTGATGTCAATACTCACACTTTTACGGTTGCAAACACAAACCAACACCCTAGTTATTCAATCGCTTTCGAAGATCCAGTTCAAGATCAAGTTTGTGTTGGTTGTCGTCTTGAATCCCTTACTACTACAATTGTGGCTGGTGAATGGGTAACATACTCAGCTACATTCATGGGAAGTATGCCAATAGATGCTACTGAGTCTCTGTCTTTCACAGATAAGCAACAATTCAGCGCAGAACAAGCAACGGTTCGACTTGCAGCGGTTGACGGTTCTTTTGCTGGTGCTGGGATTGATCTTTCGACTTTGACTTTGAACGTCACAAAAAATACCGAAGTTCATTATGCTTTTGGTTCAGTCGCACCAAAAAACGTAATTAACAAACAGTTCAACGTAACTGGAGACTTTTCAATTCTTAATGAAAATGAAACCTATTACGATTTATTCCTTGCACATACACCAAAAGCGCTAGAAGTTGCTTTGAGTGGTGCTAATATTGGTGCAACTGGGACACCGGGTAGCCTTAAAATCAAACTTGAACAAGTAGTGTTCAATACTTGGAACAACAACGCTGGTAACGACGAAAAAGTCATGGAAAACATTGAGTTCCGAGCCGAATACAATGAAAGTGAATCAGACGCAAATGGTGGAATGATGAGCGCAGTCCTTATCAATGCTTCTGCTAACTCTACCTACTAAGTATTAGATTCATCGTTTATTTTATAGATTTTTTAAACCGCTTTCGAGCGGTTTTTTTTATAAAAACACAGAATCACCATTGCTGTCTTTGTAGTGATATTTCGTTTTTTTACCATTCCATGGGTTTATTTCTTCTTTTTTATCTGGGTTAACGTCTTTTAATAATTCTTTTAATTTTTTATTGAATTGTTGTAATTTCATAAGTCTATTGTAATTGTTTTTTTAGAATGCTTTACTTTTTATTCTAAATAATCAAAGATAAAGAAAATTATTAATCAATAAATAAAATGAAAGAACAAAAAGAAGTAACTCCGACGTATAGCACATTGTTTTGGCTAGCCTGTATTTTTCCGTGTTTCATCGTGGGAAGTATATTCGGTGGGGTCGTATTGGGGGGATTAGCCGCTTCGGCTTGTTTATTATTCTTCGTTTTATCTTTAATGGGTATATTTATTCCTAAATAAAAAAAATCATGATTACAAAAACAGAAAACGGATCAGAAATTGAGTTTGTAGAGAACTACACACGCAAGCAAGACAAAGAGATTTTCAGTAGTTTATTTTTTGGTGTGAAATCAACCGCAAAGGGTGAGATTGACCAAGTAAGCGTTGTGACCAACGTATCAAAACAGTCTGATTTAATTGTTTTACACGGAGTAAAAACTTTTAAGGGTAAGGATATGACAACGGAAGTTCTGGACAACATGACAAAATCAGATTTTGCGTTTGCCGAAAAAAAATGTCGTGAAATTTATGACACAATTCAGAAAAAAAAAGATTAACCACAAAAGAAAAACAAACAATTATTTTTAAATTGAAAAATCCGAAAATAATTCCTAAAAACAAATTACCCGATGAAGCCAATGACCTTGAGCTTTGTCGGGTTTTTAAGTGTACACCGAATGAGCTAGACGCTCAAGACGCAGTGCGTATTATTAAGATGACGCAGATACTTAATCTTGAAGCTCAACATGGCTGATCAATCAATCAAAATCGCTATTGAAGCGGTCAACCGTGCTTCTGGAGTATTAAACGGAGCAAAAAAAGATTTTAGAGATTTTTCAAAATCTGCTCAATCTCAATTAGATAAAGTTGGAAAAACTTTTGATGAAGTTGGAAAACAAATGAAATCAGCAGGTCAAAAAATGACCCTTGGTTTGACTTTGCCGATTGTAGCAGCAGGGACAGCAGCGGTAAACGTTGCAAATACATTTGAGACCTCTATGAACAAAGTTTCGGCTATTACAGACACGACAGGTTCGGACTTATTAAGACTAAGAGATTCAGCAGAGGAAATGGGAAGAACAACGGTTTTTTCGGCGAATCAGTCAGCCGATGCAATGACATTTTTGGGTATGGCTGGCTTTAACACGGAGCAAATACTTTCTTCTATTGCCCCAACACTGGAATTGGCGGCAGCTTCGGGAATAGAGCTAGCTGAGGCGGCAGACATAACCTCAAATATATTATCTCAGTTCGGAATGAGCGCAGAGGATTCTTCTAAAATGGTTGACATACTGGCAAAAACAGTAAGCACCTCTAATACAAATATGTCACAATTAAGCGAAGCGATGAAATACATCGGACCCACCGCAAATGCTTTCAAGATAACCATAGAAGAGACAGCGGCAGTAGTTGGTATTTTAGGTAATAATGGCTTACAAGGTTCTATTGGAACAAGGGCGCTTTCATCTGCAATGACTCGATTAGCCAAGCCTTCGAATCAAATGAGTAATAAAATAAAAGAGCTTGGTCTTGAGTTTTTTAATCTTAATGGTGAATTTGTTGGAATATCTGGAACTATTAAAACATTAGAAAAAGGATTTGTGGGTCTTAATGACGAACAAAAACAAAACGCAATAGCAACTATATTTGGATTAGAAGCAGTACAAGAAATGAATATTTTACTTGCGGCTGGCTCTGATGAGTTAATTAATTACACAAAAGAGCTTGCTACCTCGGAGGGAACTGCAAAAAGAATGGCAGACACTCAAATGCAAGGATTGCCGGGCGCTTTTCTTTTGATGAAATCAGCAACCGAGGGAGTAGCAATAACTATTGGTGAAATACTAACTCCCATTATTATCTCACTGTCAAAACATGTTATTAACATGACACAAAGATTTCAAGATCTAAGTCCATCATTTCAAAAAACAATTATAGTTGTTGCAGCAGTAGTAGCAGCTTTAGGACCTTTGTTAATGATTTTTGGATCAATTGCAACTGGAATCAGTGCATTAATACCAGTATTTGTTTTTCTTGGTGGGGTGATTGCTGCTATTGGTGGACCTATTACAATTGCCATTGCAGCGGCTTCAGCGTTATTCATAGCGTATCAAACAAACTTTTTAGGTATTAGGGATATAATACAGAGTGCTTTTGGTTCGGTTACTGAGTTTATCGGGGCGAATGTAGATAGACAACTTGAGATGACCAAAAACGGATTGTCTTTTATTTTAGATTTATATTCGGCTATCACGTCAGACATCGTGCAAAACGTGATTGTTTTATTTAATAAGATGCTGGGTATAGTTAGAATTGGACTTAATTCGTTTACTGGGTTATTCCAAGAAGCTTTAAATTATTTAGGCAACTTAGACTGGGGCAGTGTAGCGTTTCAGATAGCCGACGGATTGGTCGGTGGGCTTGGTTCAGTAATGCAAAGAGTAGGAAAAGCAGGCGAAAGACTTGGTGACGCATTAAAAAAAGCAATTACTGGTGGTGGTATTTCTGGGTTTGATGTATCGGATCTACTATTTAACAAAAAAGCGGACGGTACAAGTGAAAGTTTTACCGCTTCGATCGAAAAATCTTTAAAATCTTATTCTGACGAAGCAAAAAAAATCTCACAAAGAGAAACTTTCGGGTTCGATGCGACTCGTGCATTACTCGGTGGATCAGCTCAAGGGGAAAACAATCCAGGACAAATCGGGGGTGCAGCCGAAGTATCTAAAGTTATCCAAGAAGCCAACCAAATAGCTAATGATGCTATCAATAGAACTATTGAAGAACGAGTTGATCTTGGCGACGACGAACAAAAAGAATACAAAAAAACAAAACAAGTTCATAATGACACGTCTGAATCAATCAAGAGTACTCATCATGATATGTCTATGGCGATGATACAAGGTAACGCAAATATCTTGGAAAATGTACAAACAACCGTTGACCAAATGAAAGTAAAGTATCAAGAATTAAGAAGCATTTTGAATAGTATTAGGTCAATAACCGCACCTAAAGAGGGTAAAGATAGACGATCAGACCCTCAAATATTTGCTCAGTCTGGCGCATCTAGTCCTATTTCTGGTGACGTGTTTGGCTTGAGTCAAGCATCTAGTAACGCACGACCTGAGGGGTTCGGTGGGCTTGCACCCGGTACAACGTCGACAGAAAATCCAATAAATATAAATATCTCAAGGGTAGACAGCCCTAGACGTGTCAAAGACATAGAACAATCTGTGGCAAGGGTATTACAACGTGGTAGACTAAATTCATCATAAATATGTATAACACACAAATCTATAATCTCGGCTTATACAACGGAACTTTTGGAGCAAATGCTCCGTTGATTAGCAATGACAAAATAAGTTTTAACGGATTTAGTTTGTCCAATGGTTCGACTATCGTTGCAAGTAGTATTTTTGTCGAAGAAATGGCACGAGATTTCATCTATTCGCAAATTCCTAGAGGGAACGGTCGATTATACCAAAACAGCTTTTACCGAAATAAACAGATAAATATTGTTGGAAACATTACAACCGCAACGACTGACGAACTAGAAGCTTTGATCTTTGAGTTCAAAAAACAGATATACGCACCGCAAGGTTATCTGGATTATATTCAGAGCGACGGTACAAGAGTTCGATACATTGCGACACTCAGCAATGATGACCCAGTACAGCGTGGGCTACATTGGCACTTGACGACAACACCGTTCAGATTAACTTTTGACTGTACGACACCGTTCGGACAGGAAACCGTACCAAAAAGTGAAAGTGCGTTGTCGAGTGATTTAATTTTCACCGCTTCACTGAATAACGACGGAAACGCAGAAGCAAAAAGCGACGTAATAATGATTGTAAACGCTGCTAGTAGCGTTTCAGTGATTAACTTTAATAATACCACCTCAAAAACTCAAATACAGCTCAATGAGACTATAAGCGCTGGGGATATTGTGGTTTTTTCCGCAAAAAACAACAACGTCACAATCAACGGAGTCGAAAAAGATTTTAGCGGTACTTTTATCACCGCTAACGTCGGGTCGAATAACTACACTTTGACCGTCACTGGTAGTAGTGTAGAATATGAACTGACTATTAATACACCAATTAATTATATCTAAATGAGCTATCTAGTGCCAAAAGTCAAAGACAACGCAGTTTCTACCTTAGCGGCAAACGTGCTAACAAGTTCAACGAATATTTTACTCGTTACCGACGGAGGTGATAATTTTCCGCAACCAATCACCGCGGCAGCGACCAGCGCTGGGAGTTCAACTACATTAAATAGCACAGGAATCAGTGCGGCTGGTGTCGTAGTTGGTGACATCGTTGTAAATCTTACGGATTCAACACCAGCAACCGATACATGGAGTGCAGGGGTTGTCAAAACAGTTACAACCAACGCAGTGACGACTACACCGCTCAAAGGTGGGACAGATAACACTTGGTCAGACACAGACGTATTCGTTGTCAATCCTTTTGTTATCAATCTAACAAAAAGAACTGGTGCGGTTATCACTGGCGCAGTTACTCAGTATGAAAAAGTTTTAATCACAAGTAAGACAAACGACACTATAGGAATGCCGGGTGTTTCTGGGTATCGTGGTTTTGATGGAACAACTATAGCAGCGTTTGACACAGCGGATTTTGTCACTATCGAAGTGGATCAAAGTTTTAATGATGGGATAAAAAACTTAGTGACAAGTATTGTGTCAAATCCAAATTCTATGGGGTTGGTTAATTCTTTAGATGACCAAGCAATATTTGGAGTCAAGACCTTTGCCGATGATTCAGCAAGATCGACGACAAATGCAGCGCCAAGTGACGAAAAAAGTTTTACTAATAAAAAGTACGTTGATGGTCAGTCTTCGGGAAATTCTTTTGTTAACATAAAGTTTCCGACAGGTGTTAGTTTAGGCGACGTAATTTCAGCTGCTAGAATGTTCACCGCTGCTGAGTTCAGCGCAAAAATTTCAATACAGACATTCGGGACAGCTAGTGGTATTAATAAATGGGCAATGCCTTTTGTTGCTGGCGGTGGAGCTATAAGCGATATTTTTCTAAATATTTACAAAGTAGGCACCCCAGTGGGGGACGTAGTAATAAGGGTTGAAACTGATGACGGAAGCGGTCGACCTAGTGGGACGTTGGTGAATGGCAATGCTACGTCTTCAACTGCTTCGTCAGGTATTTCCACGAGTACTACAGCACTCTTAAATCCTAGTTTTGCTGGGTCTTTTACACCGACCACTGGTCAGCAGTTGCATTTTGTTCTAAGTACGACAAATTCTAGCAATAGTGACTATTACATATTTAAGTATCAATATGCGGTTGTTAATACTATTAATCCTGCGTTTTCTAATACTTTTTCTAGATCAAGAGAGTTTAGATCGGGAAGTTGGACTTTTCCGACAGTAGAAAGGCTTTCTATATTTTACAATAATGAAGCAAACGCAGTTGCTAATCCAGTTGTTTACAATTTTAATGACACAGTCACGAAAAACAAAGTGTATGATCCGTCTGGTTTCGTTGGGTTTGCGGCTGAAACGGTTGCAGCTGGTGCGTATGGATCGCTGCTTTATGACGGTATTGATAGCAACCAAACAGGATTGACTAAGGGGGTTGGAATCTACGCAGGTAGTGAGCAATTAAATATTTCGTCAACGTCAGTGAAAATAATAAACTCGGGGTTTGCGGCAGCTATGGGCGAACTTGATTTTGAAGCTTAATGAAAACATACAAAATAGCGGTCTACGATAGAAACAGAAACTTGCTAAAGTCTGATGTGTCTAGCGTGGTGACTTCTGATATTGCTTTTAATTCCGTGATCAATGGGGGGCAAGGCGAGCTTGAACTTATGATTAATATGACATGGGATCAAGCCGAAACTTGGACTGATCCGTTCAACTTTATTCAAGTATCGGTTATTAGTGAGTTTTATCCGCTTGGACTGGTTTTGTATACTGGGTGGATCAGCCAAAGAACACCAATGTTAGCTGAATCAGATTCTCAAATAGCTTTAGTTTGTCTTGGTCTAGTTTCTTTGTTATCGTTTCCGTTGTATAAAAACGGAGCAAGTTTTGACGTAACTCATACCAACGAAGACCCAGCGGACATTATTAAAAGCGTTGTTGATTATTTCCAAGGGACGTATCCACCAACTAGCGGCTCGGAGTGGATTAGATATACAGGGTCAACAATTAATGACTTTGGGACTGATATTAGTTATGTTTTTGAGAAAGAGACATGTACTCAGTCAGTTAAAAAATCAACTGAGTTCGCTAGCGGTTTTACTTGGTTCGTAGACCAAAACGGATTGATGTATTTTAAAAATAAGCCGAGCAGTGCAGATCATGTTTTTACTATCTCCAAACATGTACAGGAATTACAACCTCCAGAAGATATTGAGGGGATTATAAACAGCGTAACGGTAGAATACACAACCGGAACGGTTAACGTGCAGGACTCAGCAAGTATATCAGCGTATGGACTCAGAGATCAGTATCTCAAGGATCTAGACATAACTGATTCAACTACCGCAACCGCTAAGGCTGCTAAAGTGGTGACAGAAAATAAGAATCCAAAGATACAAGCAAAAGTAGTTCTAAATTCTAATTATAATTTTGAATCAATCCGAGTTGGTCAAACGTGCAGATTCTTAGATTATACGATCGGTTCAACCGTATTGACTAACAATATGCAAATTGTAGGGGTGTCTTATTCGCCAGAATTTTGCGAAATAGAACTAGATGGTTTACAGTACAGTTTGGAAGCTGAACTAACCAAACAAATCAATGGCGCACTTTGATGTTATCAAACATAATCCGATTAGATCTATTGCAATATCAGATCAAGAAAGAAAAGTGAGGAAAGCCAATCCAGAGTTGGCAAAGGTTAAACATCGAATACTAACGAACCGTGGAGAAGTAATAACGGACAAAGGTCGGTTTAAATATTACGGTTTCAAATTTTGTGGTGCGAAACCTTGGACAATAGACTATACTGGTCAAGGTTGGCAAAGAAGCAAGATCACACGAGATAAGATTTTTTAGCTTATTCATAATAAAAAAAAATGGTAAAAAAGAAAACAACACCGAAGAAAGTTGTTAAGGTCAAACTAGGCAGACCAACGGAATATACTTTTGAAAAAGCAAAAAATATTTGTGCTTGGATAGCAGATGGTAAATCATTGGCTGAATATTGCAGACAGCCAGATACACCAACAAAACAAACTGTTTATTATTGGTTGCAAGATCACAAACAATTTTTAGACCTCTACACGTACGCAAGAGACGTTCAAGCGGATATTTTAGTAGATCAAATGCTAGAAATTGCAGATGACGGACAGAACGACTGGATAGAAAGAAGAGACGCAGAGGGTGCTATAATTGGTTGGAGAGAGAACGGTGAATCTGTTAATAGGTCAAGATTAAGGCTTGATGCTCGTAAATGGGTAGCGGCTAAAATGAAACCTAGAAAGTACGGAATTAATCAAATAGATGTCACAAGTGGAGGAGAAACAATACGATCAATCGGTTTTGATGTTTTAACTAAGCCTAATGACGAAGAATAAAACTGACCTACGGTTTAAGGTAAACGAAATTTTCCGCTGGAATTACAACAGTGACAAAAAAGTTTGTTTAAATCGTGGTGGTACGAGTTCAGGCAAGACTTATTCAATCAATCATATTGCTTTGAATTGGTTACTAACTGGATCAGCTGGTCAAGCTGAGGTTTGGGGAGTTGATGAATCTGGGATTTTTACGGTAGCTCGTAAGTTCGGGACTTCTTTACGTGTTTCGGTTATGCGTGATTTTGAGACAATCGCTCTTCATTACGGACTATTGCACAAGATTAAAAGAAATAAGAACGAAAGGACTTATACGTTCGGGAAAAGAGTAGTTGAGTTTATCGGGGTTGATGACGTGACAAAGGTTGCCAAAGGGCCAAGAAGACAGCACTTATACATGAATGAATGCGACGAGTTTACTTTGCGTGACTTTGAACAACTTGCTTTGCGTACCAACAAAAGAATATTTATTGATTTTAATCCTGACGATGAAGACTGCTGGATGAATGTTGAAATAGAGAATAAGCGTTTTCATCTTAAAAAAGATGTAGATGTGTTTATTTCCACATATAAGCACAATTTAGCTTTTTTAAGCCAAAACACAGTTGAAGAAATTGAATACTTACAAGAATCTAACCCGATGGCTTGGGCGGTCTACGGACTTGGTCAGTATGGGCGAATCAAAGGACGTATTTTTGAGAACTTTGAGGTAATACCAGACATTCCAGATGGTGCTAAGTTCCACGGACGTGGCTTGGATTTTGGGTTTACTAACTCATACACTTCATTGGTTGATATTTGGCAATATAACAAGGGTGTTGTCTGGGATGAGCTTTTATATGAGCGTGGGTTGCTTAACCGTGATATTCATGCACGAATGGAACAACTGGAGCTTGAAAAGTATTCTTTAATTGTAGCTGATTCAGCAGAACCAAAAACAATCGAGGAGCTAACTAGGTTTGGTTGGTCAATAGTGCCGTGTTCAAAAGGAAAAGACAGTGTGCGTAGACGTATTGATGTTGCTCAAGGTATGAAGATTTATATTACCGCTAGAAGCCAGAACTTGATCCGTGAGATGAAGAAATTCAGATGGGCGGAAGACAGAAACGGTGTAAGTCTAAAACAACCAGTCAAAAAAGACGATCATGCCATTGATGCTGCTTTGTACGGAACGGATCACTTCATGGGCCTTCCCAATGTTGCAAAGAAATTTCAAAGTTCTAAATCTAATTCTGGTCTTGCTGGTATACGAAACAAACGATTTTGACACTCAAGCAAAAACCATACAAAATATTATTGAATAATCCAAAATCAATGCTCGAAAAATTAAAAGCAGTTATAAGAAAAGCATTAAGAACAAACGAAGTTGAGTTGGGAGCTTCTGGGACTGTGATACACAGCGGATACATTACCAATGATTATATTACCGAACTAACACACCCACAGTCGGTTGATGTGTACGATCAAATGCGAAAATCAGACGCAACGGTTCAAGCGGTTCTAAAGGTTAACAAGCTCCCGATTCTTGGTAGCGATTTTTATATTGATATTGAGGGCGATGACAAAAAAAGTATTGAAATACAAGAGTTCATTTCTGACGCTATGTTTAACAAGATCAAGTTCAAGACAAGTTTCTTACCGCAAGCTTTGTTGATGTTTGATTTCGGGTTCATGTGCTTTGAAAAAGTCTTTGCACTCGATGAAAACAATAAATATTATTACAAAACTTTAGCTCCGAGATTACCAGTTTCATTGGATAAATGGAAACAAACGGAGGGCGACGAAGAAGCTGGAATGTTTCAGTCTGGGTATAAAAACGACAGATATGTAAGCAGTCACTTAATACCATCGTGGAAACTGGTTCGGTTTGCTTTAAATCAGGAGGGCGATAACTACGAGGGAACAAGTTTGTTGCGTTCAGCGTATAAGTCTTGGTACTACAAAAGTAATTTAGAAAAGATTGGAGCAATAGCCGCAGAACGTGGATCAGCTGGTTTGCCTTTATTAGAACAAGAGAAAGGTGGTCGACCAATGGACGAAGCCGAAGCGGACAAAATGAACGAGATCATGGAAAGCGTAAGAGCGAACGCTTCGTCATACATAACTACACCTGCTGGCTATAAGTTTAGTTTTGCGACTCCAGGCGGTGCTTTTGATTTTCATCCTCAGCTACATTATCACGACAGACAGATTGCAGAGTCAGTTTTGGCACAGTTTATCAAGACAGGCGGTGAGGGTTCGAGCGGTGGGTACGCTCAAAACAAAATAGACATACAGTTGTTTCTTTTGTCGTTGACTCAGTACGCTAATTATATTTGCGGACGTATCGACGAATTAATGATTAAGGAGTTGGTTGATCTTAACTTTGATAATGTTGAGTTTTATCCAAAAATGAAGTTCAAGCCGATTGAGCTACGAGATATGACAACTTTTAGTGAATCACTAGAGAGATTAGTAAACAGCGGAACACTAACCGCAGACGTTGACGTTGAGAACTTAGTTCGTGGCGAAATGGGGTTACCAAACATTGAAGAAAAAGAAATAATCGCACCAAAACCAAATGATTCAAAGTTGTCTATTTCACTTGATAGCCAAAAAAAAAAGTTAGCAGTCAGTAAACAAGATACGTTTAGGGATTTAACGCTTGCGGAAGAAAAGCTTGATCTTGACGCTTACCGTAGCCAGTTCGAAAAAGGAGAAAAAGAAATATCTGATACGGTTGCGATAATGGGTGCGGCTCTTCTATCTGATATAATGAAACGATCAAAAGCGTATTATAACGGTGAGAAGTTTGGAAAATTGGACGATAAAGTAAAAGAAGTGATCAAGACAAATACAAAAAAACTATCTGAACAACAACTAGAGCAATACGAATTTGGGAAGACTCAAGCGGTTAACGAGATTGGTGTGTCTGGTCGTATCGCTACACCAAAAGAAGTGAAACAAGTTGCCAAAGACACAGCGGTACTTGAAGCGAATAAATTACAGCAAGATCTAGAAAGTTCGGCACAATTCACAGTCAACAGCGCAAAACAAAAAGGTGCAAAGGTTACTGAGTCAATGCAAGCGGTGAAGTCTGGTCTTGATGTTATTGTAGCACGTCAAGCAATGTTATTTGGAGGACTTCAAACGAGTTCAATGATCAACAAAGCAAAACGAGACGTTCACAATGAATACAAAAGTTTAATAAGTTTTGAGCAATATAGTGCGATCATTGATAGCCGAACGAGTGGTATTTGTAGGTCGCTTGATAATCGAGTTGATAAGGTCGGAAACTTGCCAGTGCCACCATTACACGGAAATTGTAGATCAACGCTTGTGAGCGTCATGAAAACTCAAGATCCGCAGCCAGAGTTTAATCCAGTACCTAAATCAGTAGAAGAAAAGATTTCGGTTGATCCGTTTAAAACAAAGGCAATCTGATGACATGGATAGATAAAAACAATAGGCTTAAAAAAGAGAACAAAACAAATGAGTAATTAAAAATATTAGTTAATTCGTCTACTGATTTCCTTTTTTTTAAAATACTTTCACTTTCATGGTTCTCTTTGGTTGAACTGTAATTTTCGTCCCATATTAATATGTCTTTTTCGTAGAGATTGATACATGCCTTGGTGTGTAAAAATAATAATAAGCAGCATAAGAGGCAGGACACTAAAGAATAGTCAATGAACACACTCCTTTGCATGTCTGTTATAAAAATAATTACGCAAAATATAAAAGATATTAACGAGCAAGTTGAAGATAAATTGAATAAATATACTTCTTCTTCGCTTAAGCCTTTTGTTAATTTTGACCGATGGTCATTGTAATGTTTCCACTCTATTTTCTGAATATCGGTTAGTTGTTTTTTCATTGCTTCGACGATATTAAAGGCGGTATCGGTTGTCAATAGTTACACCTTATTAAAATATTTAATTATTGACGCTCAAAACATTTAATAACAAAATATAATCATGAATAATAAAAAAGTGAATCTATCAAGCAATCAAGAAGCGATGTTGTCTGACAAGTGGACGGACGTTATCAGGGTTGGTAATTGGGAGAACTCATACAAAGATTTTCGGATCGTTGCTGGTGATCTTTCTACAATGATGGAGAACTTTAATTCTAACGTGCTTCGTCTTGATCAGGGTGAAGTTCCGTTTAATTTTTCACATCATTCCACTAAAGATGCTGCTGGTTGGATTGAGTCACTGCGCATTGAAGCCGAGGTGTTGCAAGCCAAAGTCCGTTGGACATCTAAAGGGAGACAAAAAATTGAAGACGAACAATTTAAATACGTTTCCGCTGAAATCGCCATGAATTACTTGGAAGATGAAAGCGGTGCAAAACATGGAATGACCTTAACTGGTGCAGCACTAACTAATATTCCCTTTGTCCGAGGTATGAAAGCCGTCGCACTGAGCGAAAATAGTAAAGAAGCTGATTTATATATTTTTAATTCAAATAATCGAATGCAAAAGTTCAAAGAACTGATGGCTAAATTTTCAGACAAAGAAACGATTACAAGTCTTGAACTCGCAACAATTAAAGGTGCGTTTGTTATGCTATCCGATGAGGAACAAGCAGAAACAAAACCAGAGGTTGATGCAGTCGAAGCTAAAATCAAATCTGAAACTGAGGAAAAAGCCGACGAAGAAGAAACAACTGACGAAGCTGCTGACGTAGTAGTTGAAGAAGTTGCGGAAGCTGAAGCGGAGGTTGAGTTGTCAAATACTCAAGAAAACAAAGTATTAGAAACAACTCGAAGTGAAGTTGTAACTCTAAACGCTCGTATTATCGAACTTGAAAAAAACGAACTTGATCGGAACGTAAGTTCTGAACTCAATTCACTCGTTTTAAGCGGTCAAATTCTACAAAAGGAGGTAGCAGCAAACAAAACGCTTGCTATGAACCTAAACGAATCTAATCGGACACAGTTTCTTGATATACTCAAAAATCGTGAAAAGGTTATCGCACTAGGCGAAGTTATCGGTCACGGAAATGACAATTCTGATATCGAAGCAAGTTCAAAAAACAAAACGGATGATACAGAATCTATCCAAGTATTGGCAAAAGAATTGCAAAAAACAATGAATTTATCGGTCGATGATTCAGTTTTTGAAGCAATGAGACAACTTAAAAAATAATTACTAAACAAACTTAAACATGGCTACAGGAGTAATCACATTACCAAGTATCACAAAAACAGTAACAATCGACACAGACCTATCCGCTGCAGCTGGTCTTGCAGTAACTTTTGACGGTTCAGACGACGGAGTTGTAAACCTTTTGGCTGCTGCTACGTCAGTTCCATTCGTTCTATATAGCGGAGGTAACGGAGCAACAACTGCTACAACTGGCACGATCGTTGTCTCTGGAGGTGCAGAAGTAACTATCGGTGGAACAGTCGCAGCAGGTGACAAACTTACAGCTACAACAGCTGGTAAATTCATCACTACTACAACCGACGCTGATAACTACGGAGCTATTGCTTTGATCGCTGGTGTTGCCAACGATAAAATTTCGGTTCTTGTCGTACAAGGAATGATCGCAGCTTAATTAATATAATTACTAAAAAAACTTAAACATGGCTCCAATTAAAGTAGATAACGTAAGACAGGACAAACTAGTGTCCAACGTACTGTTGGCACGAACAAACGCTGACATGTATCTTGCAGACATATTTCTTCCAACAATCCGAGTCAAAAACGACTCAGGTGACATTGCCCAATGGGGTGACGCTCATATGAGATCATACGATCTAAAACGATCACTTCACGACACTAGTCTTCACTATGTAGAAGTTGAAATCGGTGAAACTATCAAGTACAACATAAGTCAGTTTGACGTGACTCATAAAGTAGTAAATATTTTGGTAGAGCAAGCCGAAGACCCTTTTAATCTTTTTGCTCAATACGCTATTTCAGCTCGCGAAATTGTTAAATTGAACCGAGATATTGCATTGGCTACTCAGTTGACTAGTACGGCTGTTCTTACTAACAACGAAACACTATCTGGTACTGATCAATGGAGTGATTACACTAACTCAAAACCAAAAACTCAAATTGACAGTGCTATTGACTCAGTTGAGCTTGCTATCGGAAAAGAAGCAAATTCAATCTATTTCTCAAAATCGGTTGCAACCAAATTGCGTAACCATCCTGATTATATCAACCTTTACAACGGTTCAAACGGAACTGTTCCAGGTGGTGTTCCTCAAACAGCTTTTGTTCAATTGATGAAAGATGCTCATGGTTTTGAAAACGTATTTATCGGAAAAACTGTTAAAATTACTTCTAAGAAAGGGCAAGCAGTAACTCGGGACTATGTATTTGGTAAAGACTGTGTAGTTTTCTACCGTGCAGCTGCTCCAGCAATTATGGAACCATCTTTTGGTTATAGTTTTGTTCCATCTACTGGTGGTCTTAAAACAAAAACATGGTTCGACGAAGATTCTCAATTATTTTACAAAGTACAAGCTGCTTTGCCATTCGATGACAAAATCTTGATGCCAGACGCTGCTTTCTTATTCAAAAATGCAATTGCTTAATTAATCAAAAAATGGCTCGAAAAAAGAAACAATCAGAAACGAAAGTTGAAAATCAACCAGAGACAAAAGTTGTCGAAATCAAAACTGAATCAGTCGCAAAGACTGGTTCGGTTGCGGTTCTTGCCAACGCTATACGACACAACGGTCGATTTTACGCTAAAGGTTGTG